GCCTTGATTGCTGGCGCAGCATTTGCTATGATGTGGGGGAACATACAATCTATCAATAAGATTATGAATGAACCACCACCAAAACCAAAACATCCCGAAGAACCTGAACCAGGAACTGAGGTGATGTACGTTGACGTATCGAAGTTAAACAGTAAGGAGTTCCAAAACAAAAAAGATTGGTTGGAAACCCTTTACAAACAAGATGATATCTGATATACTAGAGGTCGAAAGACCTCTTTTTTCATGAAAATTTTTCTAGACACAGCAGATACAGAACTGATTCGCAAGTATAATGATACTGGATTGATTGATGGTATCACCACCAACCCTACTCTGATCATGAAGAGTGGTCGGCAACCTGATGATGTGTATCAGGAAATTAAGGACATGGGTATTAATGACATCAGCATGGAAGTTGTTGGAAATGCTGATGAAATGATTGCGGAAGGTCGTCGTTTGTTTGAAACTTTCGGATTTCCATGCACGGTTAAGGTTCCTATGACTCGTGATGGTTTGGAAGCATGTAGGCAACTATCTTACAACAACATCCGTGTGAATGTTACTCTCATCTTCTCTGCGGCACAGGCGATTCTGGCAGCACGAGCAGGTGCATATTACGTTTCACCCTTCGTAGGACGCTTGGATGACCAGTCTGTGGCAGGCCTGGAGGTAGTGCGTTCAATTGCTGAACTGTATCGTATCCAGGGATGTCCGACTCAGGTTCTTTCTGCTTCTATCCGTAGCGTTCAACGTGCTGTTCGATCCTGGTATAATGGTGCAAGTGTTGTTACTATGCCACCCAAGATCTTTGACCAAATGTATGACCACATTCTGACTGACAAGGGTCTTGAAATTTTTGATAAGGATTGGGCATCAGTTCAGAAATGACCTATTTCACACAAACCAGTGATGGTCTCTATGATCGTCATCACTACAAAGTCATTGCCAAAGATGGAACGTCAGTTGTAGTTGACAACTGGGCACAAGCACATGAGATCTGGTGGAACAAGTCACCATTTCTTGATCGTATTGAAGTTCTAGACAAACCACAAGAAAAATCGAAAGGATTCAAATGATTGGAAAACTTGATGTTGAAGAGGATGTTATGGATGACTCTCTAATTGCAAAACGAAAAGCGACTGCGGTGATGAAAACCGTTCATGAACAACTCTCGGATGCCATTGCAAATTTGGGATGGGATTGCTATGATAATGTTGCTGTAGAAATTGGTGGCACCTCAGTCTATGAGATTGAAGGTGCTGGCACTAAATGGGCTCCAAAAAAGGGTACGGTTAAATATAACAAAGATGCGTTCATTGTGATTAAGAATCTTGATCGCAACCCGACTGTTCCATCTCAACCTAATCCTGAATTGAAACCACATCATATTATGGTAGCAGGTCAGGAAATTGCTATCCAACAAGAACCACCAAAAGAGAAATGATGTTTACAATCTATTCGATGGAAGGTTGCCAATACTGTGCAAAAATTATACAGGTACTGCAACTTACCGAGCAAAAGTTTGTTGAGTATAAACTTAACAGAGACTTTACTGAGGATGAGTTCTATGATGAATTTCCAGAAGGAACATCATTTCCGCAGGTGCTGGTGGATTATAAAAAGATAGGAGGATGCAGTGACACCATTAGATACCTCAAAGAGCAGAACATCCTCTGAACTGCCAATAAATAGAGGTGTAGAACTACTATTGGGAGGGAGACCAAAACCTCAGAAGGCCAAACCTTTTGAAGTTAGGTTTGGAAAAATGATCTCCTTCCTGAATAGAGAGATGCATTTTCACTTTGAGGTTTCATTCTATATTCAGAAAAAAGAAACCGGAGATGAAAAATGACTGCTGCAACAATAACTATTTTCTCTTTAATAACTTTCCAGTTTTTACTCATCGGTAGTATAATTGGGTATATTGTTAACGAGCAGTTACAGAGGCAAGTAACGCCTTATCTACATCCTGAGATGTTAGATGAATACGGTAATGTATTACCAGATGAAATTTTAGCTGTACGATTTGAAAATGACTACGAAACCCAAGACCACGACGAAGAAGAAGACCACCACGGTTAAATCTACTTTAGAACTTCCACCCAATCCCTTTATCTTTGAAATCTTGGCACTTGTCAATAAGCAAAGAACTAAAGCAAAGAAGGTGGAAGTTCTTAAAAAATATGAGCATGACTCTCTCAAGGCAATCTTTATTTGGAACTTCGACGAGAGTGTGATTTCTTTACTTCCTCCTGGAGAGGTTCCCTATTCCAGTCTTAAGGATGAGCAAATTACTACCGGTACTTTGAGTACAAAGATTTCACATGCAGTCGGCACTATGGAATATCTCCAGAGTGAATCTATGGGACTTGGTGATATGAAAAAGGGTAAAACTACTATTCGCAAAGAATGGACCAAGTTCTACAATTTTTGCAAAGGTGGTAACGATGGACTGAAGTCTCTGCGTAGAGAAACAATGTTTATCAATATCCTAGAAGGTCTTCATCCACTTGATGCAGAGATTCTTTGTCTTGTTAAGGATAAAGAATTGCAATCCAAGTATAATATTACAAAGGAAATTGTATCCGAGGCATATCCTGATGTTCATTGGGGAGGTAGGAGTTGAGTTCTAAAATTAAAATCTTACATCAAGATTGTGACCCGACAATGGCACAAGATAAAACTCTACCACAGACAGCTTACTTGGTAGAGTATCTTGTAGATGGAATGACTAAATTTGATTTGGTTATCGGTGCAAAGAAAGTAGATATATTTGACCATTATTATGATAATTATAAAAAAGACCTTTTAGATATTAATCAAAGTGCCGGAACATCTAACCCAAAACTCTGGGGAGGTACTTCAACACCCAAAAAGAAAAAATGAAAGAAGACAATAGTTTAAATTATAATATCAATCTTGATGAACTTAGAAGTGTCAAGAAAGAATATAAGAGACTCAGAAAATATATGAAGTCAAATCTGTTTCAAATTAAGACAATGGATGGCACTGAGAAAACTATTTCCAATCTCTTAAAAAATAATAAAATTGTATCTGAAGATACATAACTACTTGACTATATAGTCTATAGGGGTTATAATAAACCCATCGTTCATCTCACTTCGGTGAGACGCAAGTAAGTCGCGGAACGGAGCGTTCATCCCATGATTGAACTTTTACTCTATGCTTCAATGACCTGTACCGATGCATCTGATTTAATCAGTCGTGTCGAGGTAAATGATAACGTGAGTGAGGTTATTCAAACTGAGGTGATTGAGACCATAAAGGACGCAACACCTCATTGTAATTGGGACGCAAACGACTAAAGGAACGGGCCTAAAAATCCAATTACTTTAGGAGTAAAACAAATGAACACCCTTACACTGATCAAAAAGCAAATCAAGAAGCAGGCAGCACTGCATAACGCACAACTTACTCACACTGCATATCGTGGTGTCGAGTATAATACTCGTTGTGTAGAAAGCAAGGAGTCTCACGGCACCTTCTGCTATCGTGGTCGCCCTTACGTCAAGTGATATGCAATCACTATTGATTGTTGGGATCGCATCCCTAGGTTGTGCAGCATTCATTGGTATGATTTACGGAGAACTCATCCTTTTACATAAGGTGTGAGTTATGCTGAAGATCAAACTATATTATGATCTTCCAGAATATGATCCAAGCAAACACGATCCAGAAAAAACCTTTGCGTTTTTGACTTATCGTGGAGTAAATTATGCTAAATGGGTATACTTAAAAAAACTGGGAACTTCCAATTGGAAGATAACCAACTGAGAGGATTACACATCCTCTCTTTTTTTGTCGTTATATTACAAATTAACAAATGTTAGTGAATTAACACAAACTTGTATAGATAATACAGAATAGGAGGAGCGTATGACCTGAAACCCCCTACATCATTTTCATTATTGACCAACATGAGGTTCACAACATGCACAATCTTATTTCTCGTAATCAATTAGCAGATTGGAATTATCTTGAAAGTTCTCAAGAAAATTACACGGACACGACAAACGATTACTTTGACTGCCTAATCGAATGCGACGAAGACCAACAATCATGTAAACGAATATGTAGGAGACTTCTTGACTGAAAACTAAAGTTTTAAACCGTAAGATGGGGAGGGCATAGACGCCCTCCTTTTTTTGTGTTATAATAAATCAACACCATATGATAACTATGGAAAAAGAAAGACTCAAACTCATTGTAAAAAATTTGAAAAGTCTTGTTGCCGCTCTTGAATCCGAAGTATACTCAGATGTGAGAGCGTATACATATGAAAACAATCAAAGACCTCAGATGGATTATGATGAGGTCTTTGAAGACGATGATGGTTACCCCGACTGATTTATGACTGTAAAACTTGTAAGCGTTACTCCTGACGCAGAACAGACGATGGCCTATATTGCCAGAGTTTCCAACCCCAGCAATCAGGGGAACGAAAAGTATTCTGGTCTCTTACGCTACTGCATCAAACACAATCACTGGTCTGTGTTTGAACAATCCACAATGACTCTTGAGATTGAAACGACTCGTGCTATCGCGGCTCAAATTCTGAGGCACCGTTCTTTCACATATCAAGAGTTTTCCCAGCGGTATGCAGATTCTTCTCTGCTAGGTTTTGAGAAGATTCCTCTCCCTGAAATGCGTCGTCAAGATGACAAGAATCGTCAGAATTCAATTGATGACCTTGATCCTTTCTTGGTGCAGAATCTAGAACTGCAGATGCAAACTCTGTTTGATTCTTCGATGGCATTGTATCAGCAGATGCTTGAACGTGGCGTGGCAAAGGAATGTGCAAGAAATGTGCTCCCACTCTGTACGCCCACTAGAATCTACATGACGGGTTCATGTCGCTCATGGATCCATTATATAACTCTGAGGTCTGCACATGGTACACAGAAAGAACATATGCAAGTTGCAGAGGCATGTAAGAAAGTGTTCATTGAACAATTCCCTACAGTTTCAGAAGCACTTGAGTGGGTCTAAATACATCACATTGAAATAGTAACTATGGCAACATATCCAGTAATCCACAAAGAGACAGGAGAACAGAAAAGCGTTGTAATGAGCGTTCATGACTGGTCTCAATGGTGTGCGGATAATCCTGATTGGCAGAGAGATTGGAGTGATCCGTCTACCTGTCCTGCATCCGGTGAAGTTGGTGATTGGCAAGACAAACTTCGTAAAAAAGCACCGGGATGGAACGACGTTCTATCCAAAGTCAAGAAAACCCCAGGTTCTAACATCAGCAAAATCTAAGTATGCCCGCAAAAAAAAGAAACAAAGGTGACGCTATCAGTGGTATTGGTAGCATGAGTTCACGACAACTGAAAAGAAAGAAACCAATCAATTCTGATGCGATGGTTGATATCAAACCATTGACAGATAATCAGGAAAGATTTTTTAACTCATATAAGGAAGGTAAAAATCTTTTCGCATATGGTGCAGCAGGCACAGGTAAGACATTCATCGCACTCTACCTTGCACTGAGAGATGTTCTAGACCAGTTCACACCCTATGAGAAGGTGTACGTAGTTCGCTCTCTTGTTGCCACTCGTGAGATTGGTTTCCTTCCTGGAGATCATGAGGACAAATCTTCTCTCTATCAGATTCCATACAAGAACATGGTGAAATACATGTTCGAGATGCAGGATGATAATGAGTTTGAAATGTTGTATGACGCATTGCGGGCACAAGAAACCGTTCGCTTCTGGTCTACTTCATTCCTCCGTGGTACTACCATGGATAATTGCATTATTATTGTTGATGAAATGCAAAACTTGAATTTTCATGAACTTGATAGTATAATTACAAGAGTTGGTGAAAACTGTAAGATTATATTCTGTGGTGACGCAGCACAATCTGACTTGGTGAAGACCAACGAACGCAACGGAATCCTTGATTTCAAAAAAATCATTCTTGCAATGACGGAAGACTTCGATTCAATTGAATTTGATGTCAATGATATTGTACGATCAGGTTTCGTTCGTAACTATATCCTTACTAAAATTGCACTTGGCATGTAAATGTTTATTCATCTAGATAATTTGAAAGGTGAAACTGATCTGAAAGCAACTACCATCGATGGGACTCGTTTTTATGAAGTCCCATCTGGTAAGATGTATCCATCTATCACCTCCGTCACGAGTTTTTATAACCGTGAAGTGTTCGTCGAATGGCGAAAGAAAGTAGGAGAAGAGAAAGCAAATAAAGTTACTCGGGAGTCCACATTTCGTGGAACAAAATTCCATGATGCCGTAGAACAATACATCAAAAATGTTCCTATCAAGGATATTGAGATGCTCCCCGCAACAAAGTTTCTTTTACTTTCAGCGAAGAAAAATCTTGATCGTATAAATAACATACACGTAATCGAACAGTCGTTGTATAGCGACTATCTTGGTCTTGCAGGGAGAGTAGACTGCATTGCTGAGTATGATGGAGAACTTGCAGTCATAGACTTTAAGACCTCGACCAAGATTAAACCCGAAGAATGGATTGAAAACTACTTCGTGCAAGAGACTGCGTATGCTTGCATGTATTATGAAATGACTGGTATCCCAGTTAAAAAACTTGTTACAATTATGGTCGCTGAAAATGGAGAATGTGTTGTCTACGAAAAAACAAACAAGGGTCACTATATTAAACTTCTCACAGAGTACATCAAGAAGTTCGTCGAACACAAAACAGGAGCCTATGGAGAATCAAGTTGACGATTTAATCAAGGAAAAATTCTTGTGCCAAGCAAAGTTTGCACAGGAGATTGAAAGTCTCGTCAAGACTTATAACTTTAATTATATCGATGCCATCCTTACATTCTGTGAGGAGAACAAGATCGAAATGGAATCTGTAAGTAAATTGATTTCAAAACCACTCAAAGAAAAACTTAAGTATGATGCCATTCAACTTAACTTTCTGAAGAAAACCACCAGAGCAAAACTTCCGCTATGATTTCTCGTGACGATCTGATTCATTTGAAAATTCAAGCAGCAATGCGAGAGCATAACATTCCTGAATCTGATTTAAAATATATTGGAGAAGGTGAAGGAACACATTGGTACAGAATTAATGGAAAGCATTCTGTACCTGTTTACATGATTGAAGAATTTGAGCAAATTAATGATGACACCGATTGATGTATACAAAACATACTTAGCATTCAAAAATCATTTCACAAAAGAAAGTTATAGTTACTTCAAATATTCTGGAAAGTCAAAAGCATCAACCCAGGCATACAATAATCGAAAAGATCGATACTTCTTTGAGCGTATGTCTAGAAAGAAAACTGATGATGAAATCAAAGAATACTTTCTAGCAAATTTTGTTGAGTGTGATGACCCAGACCGTCTATGGATTGGTGAGATCATTAACACTGGAGAAGATAATTATAAATCTTGGGCAAAAAGATTCCAAGGTTTAGGTTATTTGTTCAAGACAGAGATTGAAGTTTTCTGTCATAAGGAAACCTTTCAACAGTTGTTTACTGTGAAGGGACAGTCACACCCTGAGATACTGAAGAAGTATCTTCAGGGTGCTTTGTCTATTGAGACAATGGTAATTCTAGATATGATTCTAGAGTACACAAAAGACTTTGATAGTAAACTGATAGATCCTGTGTGGGAAACCGTCAGTTTGAAAATCAAAAAATATAAACCCTTCCTAAATATTGATGTAACTAAGTACAAGCAAGTCCTAAGAGAGCAGGTAATATGAGTCGCTTTTTTGAATCAGAAATGGTGCGTGAAACAGTCATGGACCTTGAAAGAATGCAGCAGCAACTCGCTAAAGATATGTACTTAATTGGTACATACTCAAGAGAACAAAAACAAGATCATCTTAAATTACTCAAGGCATTCTTGGAAAAACAGAAATTGTTTTTCTTCCGTGTGTCTCTGTCTGATGACCCTGATGCTCTCATGATTAAGAATAAAGTTCTTGAGGCTGCCAAGATGTTTGGTTACAGCGAACTTGATGGCATGGACAAGTTCTTTGAAAAACTGGATGAGACCATCCAGGACTTAGAAAACTCCCTTGACAGGTAGGGATTCATGCTCTATAATAGACCTGTCGTTATCCAACGTATCCTAATTCATCCTAATCAATCCTATGTCTTTTCAAAATCTCAAGAAGCAATCCCGCTCCGGTTCTCTCACTGATAAACTCATCAAGTCTGTAGAGAAACTCAACGACAAGGGCAACGGTGCTGACGAGCGTATCTGGAAACCATCAGTCGATAAGACTGGTAATGGTTTTGCTGTCATCCGTTTCCTTCCCGAAGCAGAGGGTTGTGATCTCCCTTGGGCACGAGTCTATACTCATGCATTCCAAGGTCCTGGTGGTTGGTTGATCGACCAATGTCTCACCACCAAAGAACAGAAGTGTCCTGTGTGTGAGTACAATTCTACACTCTGGAACAACGGCACTGATGCTGGTAAGGAGCAAGCACGTAAGCAAAAGCGTAAACTGTCCTACTACAGCAACATCTTTGTTGTCAGTGATCCCGCTAATCCTGACAATGAAGGTAAAGTCTTTCTCTATAAGTATGGTAAGAAGATCCATGACAAGATCATGGAAGCAATGAAACCTGAGTTTGCTGATGAAGAACCCATCAATCCTTTCGACTTTTGGCAGGGTGCAAACTTCAAACTGAAGATCCGTAAGGTTGCTGGTTATCAGAACTATGACAGCAGTGAGTCTGCACGTCCCTCTGCTCTCTTCGATGACGATGAGAAACTAGAGAAGATTTACAACAATCTTCATGACCTTAACGAGTTCCTTGATCCA